TACGACATGCCGGTTGATACTATTGACCTGCTGGACCATGTTATTCGTACCGGCACGGGGCAGAACCAGACGGACATCAACATCTCCCGTATCTCGGTTAGTACCTACGCGACGATCCCCAACAAGAACGCGAATGGTCGCCCGATTCAGGTATGGTTTCAGCGTAAGACCGGTGCTACCAGTGCGACCAACACGGTTCAGTACCCCCAGATTCACGTCTGGCCGAAACCGGATAACTCCCAGACCTACACCTTTGTTTATTGGCGGCTGCGTAGGATGCAGGATGCTGGCAATGGTGTGAATGGGCAGGACATCCCGTTCAGGTTCCTCCCGTGCATGGTCGCGGGGCTGGCGTACTACCTGTCGATGAAGCTCCCGAATGTGGACCCGGGGCGTCGGGCGGAGTTGAAGATGGACTACGAGCAGCAGTTCCAGTTGGCGGCGGAGGAAGACCGGGAGAAAGCGCCTGTAAGGTTTGTTCCTCGGCAGCAGTTTATAGGGGCCTGAAATGCCTAATCAGTTCGCCTCCGGTAAGTTCGCGATTGCGGAGTGCGACCGCTGTGGTTTCCGCTACAAACTGACCCAGCTAAAGACGCTGGTCATCAAGACCAAGAACGTCAAAATCAAGGTCTGCCCCCAGTGCTGGGAGCCCGATCAACCTCAGCTATCCCTTGGTCTGTACCCCGTAAATGACCCTCAAGCCGTGCGTGAGCCGCGCCCCGATGTGAGCTATAATACCTCTGGTAATAGTGGGTTGCAGATAACGCCGAACGACGTGGGCACCCCAGAAGGTGGTAGCCGGATTATTCAGTGGGGCTGGGCACCGGTTGGTGGGGCTCGGGCTAATGATTCAGGTTTGACCCCTAACGTGCTTTTGATGGGGGTATCGGTAGGCACAGTTACTGTGTCTGTTACTTAGGAGTAAGAACATGGCAGATAATGGCAAATACAAACAACCGAAACCGGCTCCGATTCCAAATACCGCTGGTTACCCGCAGACCGGGATAAAAACTTCCGGCGTCAAGATTCGCGGTACTGGTGCAGCCACCAAAGGCAAGATGGCGCGGGGGCCGATGGCGTAAGGGGGATAGATGAATTACGCAACGCTGTTTACCACAATCAAGGGATACCTTGAGAATGAGTTTCCAGACACCAGCTTTACTGGCAGCTCAGGGTCAGCTACGACCCTCACAAGCGCCGAGCAGATCAACACCTTCATTACTCAGGCCGAACAGCGCATCTACAACACCGTACAGTTCCCCGCGCTTAGAAAAAATGTTACCGGCTCTACTTCGACCAACAATAAATACCTGAACTGCCCGAACGATTTTCTGGCGGTTTATTCGCTTGCGGTAGTTGATGGATCAGGGGCTTACAACTATCTCCTGAACAAAGACGTTAACTTCATCCGTGAGTCTTATCCGGTCCCGACCGACACAGGGTTGCCAGCGTACTACGCGCTGTTTGGGCCTGTTTCCACAGACGAGTCAGAACTGACGTTTATTCTTGGGCCGACGCCGGATAGTGTGTATACGATGGAGTTACACTATTTCTACTACCCCGAGTCCATTACTGTGGCCGCTAGTGGATATACATGGCTGAGTGAAAACTTTGATCCCGTGTTGCTCTATGGTTCTATGGTTGAAGCCTATACGTTCATGAAGGGTGAACCCGACATGATAGCCATGTATGAGAAAAAATATCAGGAATCTCTGGCTATGGCGAAGCGTATGGGCGATGGCATGGAGCGTCAGGATGCGTACCGGTCTGGGCAATACAGACAGGCGGTGACCTAAGATGGCATTTACCGGAAACGCCGTATGCGTATCATTCAAGACGGGGCTGCCTAGCGGGACGTTTAACTTCGCTGCTGGTACTTCTGATGTATTCAAGATCGCGCTCTATACCAACACGGCCACGCTCGACTCTGACACGACTGCGTACATCTCCACCGGCGAAGTCACTGATTCCGGCTATTCTGCTGGCGGGGCTACGCTTACGATCAGTCAGGTTCCGACCGTTGGCGCTCAAACGGGTAGCAGCAGTGTGATGTACTTGTCGTTTTCTGACGTGTCATGGTCTGGTGCGATTACAGCCCGTGGGGCGCTGATCTACAAGTATGACGGAGCAACAAACCCTGCAATCTGCGTTTTGGATTTTGGGTCAAATAAAACCTCAACAACTACGTTTCAAGTGCAGTTCCCGGCGGCAACAAGTACGTCGGCAATTATTAGGCTTTCATAAGGAGTTTGAGATGAACGAAAAGTCGAAAGTATCCGATGTTCTCGCCGCTACGCTGACTCGGGGTACCCAACAAGGTGACCATGCTAAAGCCGGTGGTGTTTATCGGATGGAGTGTTTTGATAAAGACGGCAACCTGAAATGGGTTGCTGAGAGCCACAACTTGGTTGTAAATGTTGGCTTGCAGGACATGAATGCCAAGTATTTTACCGGTTCCAGCTACACGGCGGCTTGGTATCTTGGCCTCTACGGTGCGGCGGCTTCTAATGACCCGGCGGCCGGCGATACGATGGCTTCCCATGCTGGCTGGACGGAAGTAACCCCCTACAGCAACGCGACTCGTCCGGCGTGTACTTTTGGAACCCCGACTACGGCTGACCCGTCAGTGGCTACGAACTCTGCTTCCCCGGCGACGTTTACTATTAACGCAACGGCTACTGTGGGCGGGGCATTTCTGGTAAGCGATGACACCAAGGGGGGTTCAACTGGCGTTTTGTTTTCTGCCTCTGACTTTACTTCCCCGGGAGACCGCTCTGTTGTATCCGGCGATACGCTGAATGTAACATACACGTTCAGTTTGGATGCCGCCTAACCGTGGTTAAGGCGCTAGAGTGTTCGGGTTAAGCGCATATTCTGCGGCACCTTTCTCAGCGCTCTCTGGGGTTGCTTACAATTCAGCCATAGATGAAGCAGCAAATGTAGCTGATTCGATATTAGCGCAGGCGGTATTCGGGGCAGCCTTGAGCGAACAGGTGCAGGGCAGTGATGCCGTCTCCTCTTTAGTGGCCGTGTATTCTGCGGTTCTGGAGCAGGCGCAGGGGGCTGACTCGTTTGCTTCCTACGCAGATTGGGTATCCAGCTTAGTAGAATCTTCTACTGGGTCTGATGTTATTTCTGCGGTTAACAACCTATACCCGAGTGTATTTAACTCCGCGTCGGGGCAAGACTCGGCTTCTTCTCTGGCGGTGTTTGCCCCTGCTGTTTCTGAGAACGCGACTGGATCAGAGTTCTTATCTTCTTCTTATGTGTTCTTCGGGGCCGTCTCCGAATCTGCCGTTGCCGATGACTCAATTACTCCGAACATTATATTGAGTGTGGCGGTTGTTGAGTCTGGATCGGGGGCGGCGGCGAGTGTTGCAAGTATTACATTCCCGGTTTCGATCCAAGAGTTCCTTGCTGCTGGGGACGTTGTATCTGCAGCCCCAATATTTAACGCCATAATAGCTGAGCAGGGTATTGCTAGTGATTCCACACTTGGGCGGTTTTTGTGGGAATTAATAAATAGTACTCAAAACCCGAATTGGGCCGCAGTTTCATCTGATACGAACGCCGGGTGGTCACAGATTACGGGAGAAGCCCCCACTAACTGGGTAAAAATTTCTACGGTAGACTAATATGGCACTCATACTTAAAGACCGCGTAAAAGAAACAACGACCACCACCGGTTCTGGGACTGTCACGCTTGCTGGTGCGTCAACAGGGTATCAGTCGTTTTCTGTTATTGGTGATGGGAACACTACCTACTACTGTATAGCCGGGCAAGGAACTAATGAGTGGGAAGTGGGTATTGGAACGTACACCGCTTCTGGTACTACATTGTCCAGAGATACTGTTCTTGCGTCGTCTAATTCCGGGTCTTTGGTGAACTTCAGTGGCGGGACAAAAGACGTATTCGTTACGTACCCTGCCGGGAAGAGCGTAAACATAGATGCTTCTGGGGATGTTGTTATCGCGTCGCTTATTGCTACCGACCTTAATGCAAGCAACGGGATTGTTGTGAACTCACAGTTAGTGACTTCTGACTACACGATTCCTTCTGGATCAAATGCAATGAGTGCTGGTCCGGTGGCGGTAGATACTGGAATTACCGTAACTGTGTCTTCCGGCTCTGTCTGGGTGATTGTTTAAGGACTGAATATGACGACATATATTAAAGGGACTGACAACTCTGCTGCGGCTCCTGCTGTAACGGGTACTGACGGAGATACTGGTCTTTTCTTCCCCGCTGCTAATACTGCTGCTATTTCTACTGGTGGGAGTGAGCGGCTTCGGATTGATTCGTCTGGCAACCTCGGCTTGGGGGTTACGCCGAGTGCGTGGGGTGGTAGTTTTAAATCTCTTGAATTACAAGGAGGCTCAGTTACATCCAGTTCTGGAACAAACATTCGTGCTGTAGCAAATGCCTATTACAACGGTACAAACTGGGTTTACAAGGGCAACGGCGCAGGTGCTGGCCGTTACGAAATGTTTGGAGACCATGCTTGGTATATAGCCCCCTCCGGCACCGCAGGCTCTGCCATCACCTTCACGCAGGCGATGACTCTGGATGCGAGTGGGAATTTGGGGGTGGGGGCGACGAGTCCGACTGCCCTAACTGATATATATGATCCCGCGTCCGCAAGTTCAAAAGACCTTCTCCATGTTCGGGATTATCTTGGCGGCGGGTCTGATAAGACGCGC